TGTAACCAAGACGAGAACCATAGTCGCCAAGGTTGCGGCCCACGCTTTCACTTCGGGGATCTACTGCGGTATTGTAAGCTGGGCCAATATGGCCGGCCACAGGAGCCGCGAACGGAACAAGGCTGCCGCCGATTGTCGCGGCAGCGTTTATCTTTCCTTCGTCTTTAGGAGAGGCGGGAGGGCTCTCTGCCGACTTCAAAAATGCGTTTTTCGACGCCTGCTTGGTCTCTTTCTGCTTCCTGTTAGACGGGCGGTCTTCGTCCATGGCTTTCGCCCGGCCGACTGGGGATCCCGAATCGGTGTACTGAAGGGGGCGCCCTTCTGGCCCTGGCGTTCTCGGGGCCGGACTGCCAGGTTCTTGAACGCCTTGCTGCATCCTGCGCCCACCTCTTCGAGACTGTGCCTCTTGAGCCAAGTAGCCGCCCATCGGGGACCGTGTAATCTGAATGTCCCGGCGGTTCCCCTCGGGGTACACAGCCTGGTACAAGCCCTCTCCTTGCCGCCGCACGTCCACCTCCGACGGCTTTACGCTCTCTGGCGCCACCCGGCTTCCGATGTATCCCCCGCCAACGCCACCAAGCGCGCCGCCAACAAGCACGCCCAAAGGTGCAGCTCGGCCGCTTCCGATATTGCTGCCTGCAAGGGCGCCTCCGGCAGCGCCGGTAAGGCTGCCAATCGCAGCGCCAGTCCCAATTGCATCCCCGCGGCGCTGCCCGCGCCTGTTGCGCGCTACCTGCCGGGCGATAGCCCGCTGGGCCTGCTGCTCGCCCTCGGCCGCCTTAACAAACGCGTTGCCTTCGGTGATGCCTGCTGATTTCAGAAAAGAGTTCATGTTTTTGCCTGTGGTTTGTGTGCTAGAGGACGTTCCCTCTGCGCTGTTGATGGGTTCGTTTTGTGCCTGCTTATTGGAGGAAAGCTCGTATGCGCCTGCCCCTATTCCAAGACCGCCTCCGGCCATGCCAAGATTTTTGAGCCGCTCGGCCATGCCCGCTCCTTCCTCGGCCGCTTCAACCCCACCCTCTTCGGCCGCTTCGGCGCCCTCTTCTGCCGCTTCTGACCCGCCGGACGACCCGCTTGTCCCAGAGGAACTCGTTCCAGATGACCCGCTTACCGACGATTCGTCTACCAAGTTCTCCAGCTGCTGACCCTCCCCACCGGAGCTGGCCGCTTCGTCTGCCTCGCCAGCAGGGGTCGCGCTCATGCCCGAATCACTTCTCATAGGTGCCGTTCTACCAAACCCGACCCCCTCGATCGGCTCTACGTCGGCATTTCGCATTCGCACCTGCGGCGGCGAGAGATCGATACTGCGCGCCGCGTCGCTGAACATGTCTGCGAGAGAGCCACGCGCCTCTTTGCTCAGTCCCAGCTGGGACTCGGTGCTGGCCTCTTTGTCGCTAACTAGGATGGGCCCAAATCCGGGCTGGGAGCTCTCGATGCGGGTTTTCTCCCCCTCGTCTTGAACGGTAAAGTCTCGGGTCCGTCGCACCCCGTTTGTCGTCCGCCCCATGCCCGCCTCGAAGTCCGTTCCGTCTTGGCTTACGCTTACCTCCTCGGCGCTAACTGCCTTCGGGCTTACCCGGTCAGCAACGGCGCTGCCGCCCAGCGCGCCGAGCGCCCCGCCGGCAAGCGTTGCCGGAAGGCGGTACCGGTTTGGCACGTGACGAGACGTAAAGCCGAGCCCGGCGCCAATGCCCGCGCCCGAAAGCCCGCCGATTCCCTTGTTTACTTGGCGATTGGCCTTGTTTTGCGATGCGGCCGATACGGCAACCATGTCCTGCTTCGTAGTCGTGTCGTCAGAGAGGTCCTTGGGGCCGTCTGCGAGCCCAGCCGCACCTTTCAAAAACGCGTTTTTCTCCCTTGAGGACTTGCTCGACGTGTCGGTTGAAGATTCGGTTGGAGCGCTGGGTTGAGCACTTGGCTGCGCTGCCGGTTGGGCAGGCGGGGCCGCCCGCACGTTCGGGGTCGCCATAATTTGCTGCCGTTTCGCGTCGGCAAGGCCTTTTTCGTATCCCTGGCGGTACCCTTCCCGGCGCCCCTGCTCCAGGCCCTCGGCGCCGCCGTACAGGTAGCCCCCACCGCCTGCAAGTAGGCCGGTCCCGCCCGCAATTCCGATCGTCTTTGGCATAGATGGCATCGTAGAAGTGGTGTTTTTATTGGCGCCTGCTTAAAACTGGCGCTTCTGCTTCTCCATGTCTTCCTCCTGCTTTCCGGCAAGCTGCCCGGCGGAGTAGCCCCCAAACCCAAGCTCAATGGTGCGCAAAAAAGGCTTTTCGGCCACAAAATTGCCAACGCCCTCCCCAACGCTTTCTGCGCCTCGAATTGTGCTTTTTGCCGCCTCCCCCAATCCTTTCATAAAGTCTACGCCCTTGCTCCCAATGCTTGACATAATGCCGGCCTGCTTCTCGGCGAGGCCCGGGTGCACGTCGAAATCCGCCCCGCTTAGGGCCCCAGCATTTGCCGCAACTTTCGACGCAAGCCGGAGCGCCGCGGCGTCCAGCGAGGCGTTGTCCGCGAGCTTTTTCAGCTCCGCCGCCTTCTTTCGAAGCGGGGCCTCCTCCGCAATCGTTGTCGGGCTCCCTTCTTTCAGGTAGTGCCGCTCAAGGGAGTAGGGGCCGTCGTCCGGGTACTCGCTTCGGGGAATCATGCTGTCGGCCTCCAGTCGGTTCAAGACGTACTCGATCACGTCTTTTCCGTGACCCTCCTCCTTCATCGACCGGAGCGCCTCTTTCGGGGAGGCCCCTTCGTAGATGCTGTTTTTGATCTCCTCGTAGACCTCCTCCCGCTTTTGGCTGAGCTTGACGATGCGCCCTTTGAGCTGGTCGGCGGCCTGGTGGGCGATCTTTTCCGCCGCGCCTAAGAGGTGGCGGGCGTCTCGCTTCGGGCTCGGGGAGGGGACGTACTCCGCCCCGTAGACGCCTGCAATCTTTGAGAACAAGCCCCCATTTACGACCGCATCGCTCTGGGGCGCAGCGGTTTTCTCGTGGCCCCCCGCAGGCCGAGGCGCAAACCCGGCGGTCTTCTCCGCCGCCTCCTTCGACCGGAGAATCTCTTCGGGCTCGGCCATTTCAAACTCGGTATACGCGCTTTCTTTCATCAGCTCCGCGTTGACCGACCGGTTCGCGTAGTGGGCAACCCGCTCGATTTGCTGGTCGGTTAGGGACTGATCCGACGCGATTTTCCGAATCGACTCGTTTAAGGGCGTGTCGTCTTTGAGGTAGGACTCGGCGGCCTCTTTGCCGAAGGACTGAAGCGCCTCTTTGGTCACGTTGGTGTAGAAGTTGAGCAGCCCCGATACAGAAGGGGCAGGTCGCTAGTGGCGTCTGTGTTTAGGGTAGCACATACATTTTCACAGCCAACCCGCCTCTAAAGCAGCTTCGGTTTTCCCTACGCCGGCTCCCGCTCCATGACCGGAAAGACCGAGTTCATCTTCTCGCCAAAGTCGGTGTCCGACCGGATTTCATCTGCTTGCGGCTGGGCCTCAAACACCTGCCCCCGAAAGAAGCACTGCCCTTCGTGAATCCGGATCAGATCAACGCTGTGGTCGGTCCCGCCCTCCTCGTACTGCACGGCAACAAGCCCCTGCTGCCAGTCCATTCGGTTGCTCACCGCCGGAACTACCCCCGGATCGGTCCGGCAGAGGCACCCGGCCGTTACCCCGTGGATCGGCTGCTGGTGGCTGCGGAATTGCATCGTGGAGGACTTCATCTCGATCCGGTGGTTGTGCCCTTGAATCGTCGTCACGTTGTGCTTCTCCATGAGATTTCGGCACACCCGCTTTGCGGCGCTCTCCCCGTGGATGCCCTTCACCGCGTCGTTGAGCCACACCTCGCCTTGCGGGTAGGGGTCGCTTACCTCGTAGCCGAGGTCGTCGAGCTCCAGCATCGTCCGAATCGACATGAGCGGCGGCTCCTCCATGCGCCCGCCGGGCCGGACGTTGTAGGCCTGACCGTAGTGGTTGATAAGAGAGTTTCGGACCCGGTCTTCGTGGTTCCCGAGCAGGTAGTGCTTCTCGGCGCTGGGGTGCTGCTCCCCGAGGTTTTGAAGCCACCACTTGCCCTCCTGAAGCGCCGGGTTTGTCGTCTCCCGGAACTCCTGGCTCTGGGTGTACTTCTTCGTCCAGTTGGTCATGTCCAGCCAGTCGCCAAGAACGATAATGTCGTCCGGGTCAATGTGAGCGGCGACTTGCAGCATCACGTCCAGCGCTCGCCGGTCGTGAATCGGGGAGTACCGGCCGGTGCGCTGACTGCGCCGAAACCCGATTTGCGGGTCCGGAACGAAAAGGGCGGTTTTGAGCCCGTCGGGACGCCGCTGCGGCGGGTCTGCTTCGTACTGCTGGGTCACGCTGATCTCAACCGGACGAAGCGGCTCGAACTCCACCGGCTTGACCTGCTTTCGCTCCAGCTTGACATGGAAGCTGTGCAGTTGCTGGCTCTCTTTCCGCTCGACGTAGATCGGCTCCCCGTTGTCCTTAAACTTCAGGATCTCCCGCATCTTCATGCCCTGCTCGTAGCACTTAACGTTCGAGTCGACCCGGCGCCACTTGTTTTCGTCCAGGCCCGCATAGCTGATCAGGTCGTCAACGGAGGAGATGTCCGTGTCGCTTGCCGTGATCGTCGCTTCGTTTCCGCTTACGTCGACGCCGATCTGTTCCCGGTAAGCGTCGCTTGCCTTCTCCTGGGCCACTACGCGAAGCTCGCTTTCTCCATCTTCCCGGTGGTAAGAGACGTACCGCTGGCAGCCGACGTAGACGTTGTCCGCCTCTTTGGAAAACACCTCCGCCCCGCGCAAGAACTTGTTCAGGCGGTAGGCCTTGTCTGAAGAAATGCCTCGGTCCCGGCACATCTCCGCCCGGCTGCCGCCGTACTGATTGTTTTTGACCGCCCGCAGCGCAAGGGCCGATACCGCCTGCACGACGTCTTCGTCCCGCCCGAGGTCCGAGCTGTCATCAAGGGCAGGCAGGTCTATCCCCTTCCGGCTCGCCTCCGAGAAGAAGACCTCGTAGAAGGAGTTGGGGTCGACGTCTAGGGACAAAATGTCGAGAACATGATCGGCGCTAAAGCTAGATCGCATAAGGGAGTCTGTTGGTTGGCCGGTAAGGGGCGGCACTATATCGAGACGCCGGGCGTGATGTCGTCGCTTCGGTCCTGCCCACGGGACCGGGCGAACAATTTTTCGAAATCCTCTTGGCGGAAGGCCTTGACCTGCCCGCTGGGGTAGCGGACAACCCAATCGCCGGGGTGGACGGTAATTTTGTGCGGGCCCATTTCAATCTCCTCCGAGCTCCCGCTAATTTGCCGCGCCTCCACCCGGACGGGCTTTTGGACAGCGGGGGACCACTGGCTCTCTTCGGGGCCGTTCCAGTACTGCTCTGCGTCTTGCTCCATGTCAGGCTAAAGGCATTGTATTTCCTCAAACACGTTTGCTCTTTAGGCGCTTACCGCGCCGACACGCCGGGCGTCTCAAAGCCGCCGGGCGCAGAGTCCGGGTCCCCAGGCGCGACCTCCTCGCCTTGCAGGGTTCCGGCAATTTGCCGGTCCCGCTGGGACCGAAGGTCGGACTTGCTGCCCGCGAATACGCCGCGGCGGCGGTCTAGGCGCTCGGCAATGGCAGCGTAGTTGAGCACGTGCACAAAGTCGTCGGTCCCGGTCGACTCGTACTTGATAATCCGGCGAGCCGGGTCGACGTCTGTACTTAAATTGTAGAGGTCGTCGGCGAAAGGCTTGACTTCCTCGTACCGCGGGAACTCGAACTCCTGGTTTTCCAAGTCCACGATGAGCTGGTTCAGGGTCCGGGTCTTCGGGATAATCCACTTGAGGCTTTTCTCGTCGTAGGTCGACCGGGCCTGCCCGGCCCCCCGCTTGTATTGAAACGCCGCGATCCGCTGATGGCCGAAGATTCGCATCAGACGGAGGTCCTCTTTGTACCCGATGCCGTAGTCGGCCCCGACCCGATTTACGTTAAAGAGCCGGATCCACTCGGTGAGCTTTTTCATGACGTGGTCCGGGTCGTTGGACTGCTGGCCCCGAAACCGGTGGGCAAAAATGAGTTTGAGGTTGCCCCGCACTTTTGCGAACACCGCGAAGATCGTGTAGCTCGGCACCTCCTCGTCGGAGGCCTGCATCGCCCAGTCCAATCCCGCATACGTCTGTCGCCCGCGAAACCGCTTGGCCACCTCCCGGATGCGCTGATCGGAGCTGGGCAGGTCGTAGTCCTCGGTGCAGCTTTTGACCATCTCCTCGGTAATTGGCACCGTCCCGGAGTCGTAGGGCAGGGCCATGACCTCGTTGTAAAACCGCCGCTCCGACCAGTCCTCCAGCCGGTCTAAAATCCCGTCGTCCCGGTCGGTGCGCCACTGGGCCCACGGCATCATCATTCGCACCACGCGGTACCCGTCGTATTTTCCGTCCGGGTTGTGGGCCACCCACTGCCCGTTGGGCGGCACTCGCTGGTCGGACGTCGACCAGGACGGGTCGTACATGTCCCGCCCGCAGTGCTCGCAAAACAAGTAGGGACGGTCCCGGTCCAGGTGCTCCATCCCGAGCGGGCTGTTCCAACCGCCTTTCCGCCGCTCCCGGCCGTTGGGCCCGGTTTTTCCGGTCGGCTCCGAGCAGTGGGGGCACTGGATGTGCCACTGGTACTGCCGGGACCGATTCCACTGGCGCTCAATCAGGTTTTGCTTCGACAAGGGCGTCCCGGCGTACACGTAGAAGGCCTGGCGGCGCCCGTCTTGGCCGTCGAACGTCGCGGCGGTGGACTCGATAACCGGCACGTCCTCCTGCAAGAGGCTCTGAAACTCGTCGAGGTAGATGTCATTGGCCGTGATTCCTCGGATCCGCTCCGCCCCGCTTGCGCCGCCGGTCGAGCGTAGGGTAATGCGGCTCGTCCCGCGCCCGACCCGAAACTCTTTGACCCCGACGTTCCACTTCGTGTCGTTTGTCGTAAAGGCCTCTTTCAGCTTCTTTCGGTACGTGAACGTCGTTTCCAGCTTCTCGTCGTTGAACGTCCGGAGCTGGGTTGTCGTCGGGGCGACCACTAAGGACTTCGATCCAGACTCCATAAGGGAGCGCCCCACGGAAAAATTCCGCAGCGTCGTCGACTTAATCGACTGGCGGGACGTATACAGGAGGAGTTTGTTGCGGGGCTTGTCGTAGACCGGCTTGTAAAACGGCATCCGGTCCAGAGACCACCGCCGCCCGTCGTCGGTGGTGAAGATCATCTCGCAAATCTTATGAAACGGCAGGTCCCGTGTCGGAAACTGCCGGAGAGACGTGCCCACCAGATAAAAGCAGCTATTGGGCCGGTTGCGGCCAGAGGATGTGATGAAGGGGCTTTCTGTATGCAATGTAGAAGGCCATCGCCGCTTCGTTGAGGCCTGTCGACAAAAAAAGACCCCCACCCGGCCTGTTACGGCGTTGGGCGAGGGTCGACGCGGTTTTCACCGCCCATATTCAGCATTTCTTGCAGCTCCCGGTAGGAAGGCGGGAACGATTCTTTGTACACCTCATGCTCCCGGGCGGCACCGGCCATCATCTGGACGAAATGGCGAGCCGGCAGGTTTTTATGCTGCTCGAAGAGGTCCCGGTGCATGACCGTCATCGTCAAAAACTCCCCCAAAGGGACGTTTGAGAGAGCCCTATCGTCCGTGGCCGCTTCCCGGATCAGCTGCACGCCGCGCCAAAACGCCTTCGTGCCATGTTTTTCGAGCCCAATCGACATGGCCACAATTACCGGCTCGTCTTGGGGGGTGACCCGCTCGATGTCAATTCCGTTGCGGGTCACCCGGATCTGAATCTCAAATTCGTGAATCTCCGTGTTCGTCGTCTCGCTGGCCATCGTTTGAATTGGGTTTAGTAAGCAGAAAGCGCGTGTTTTTTCGCTTCCTTCTCCAGCTTCATCAGCTCCCGGAGGCGCGGAGCATCGAGAAACGATTTTTCGACCTGGTAGGGGCCGCATTTCAGGACTCCTGGGCCGCGGGCCCAGTTTACAAGCGCCTCCGACTGGAGCTGGAAGGCAAGCTCCTCCCCGCTGGTAACGTCGGTGAAAGCGGGAAGTCCCATTTCGGTTTGAAGACCGCCTGGAAGCAGTCCAAACCGGTCAAGGACCTCGTAATACTCCTCGGCCACAGCCCGGCCGCCTTCCTCTCGCATGACACGAATGCGCTCGCCGATGCGGTCGGCCACCTCCTTTGAACTTCCTCCTGAATGGGGAATTTGCTCTCGGCGCGTCTCGGGGTGGATATGGTTTATGATTGCAATTGCCGTGTCCCAGCCAGGCCACATGCCCGGCACGTCGACGCCCGTCCTCGACACTTGTACGATTAGTTGCGGCTCGTAAATGCTCATAGGAAACGTGGGTTTATTGAGAGAGGCTGTTACTTCTTGTATTCTGGCTTCTTGTAGTCCGGGTAGCGCTCGTGGCGGTACACGGTACTGCCGATCACGGCCCAGCTTTTGACCCACGTCCGAAGCTGCTCGTGCCAGTCCCGGACAAGGGTGCCGTTTCTGGTGATAAGCTCGCCCAAGCCCCGCTCTTGCAGGAGGCTCACAAGCCGCTCCTCCCGGCCGAGGTGGGCATCTCGGAGGGCCTGCCCGATCGTTCGCCTCGGCTGGGGCCACTGCTGGTTCAAGTCGTCTAAGATCTCAAACTCGTCGGCCCGCAGGTCCCGCTCGGCCGACTCGATATCGATCCCGTTGCGGGTCACGCGAATCTCGATTTTAAGCATATCACTATTGCAGCAAGTGAGTGAAAGTAGGCGCAAAACAGAAAAGCCGCCCCGATTCGGGGGCGGCTGGCCTGCCTCTCAGTCCCAGTTGGGACTGAGCATTGAAAAAAGTTTTTCAGCAGAGAACTACTCCGTCATGTCCACGTCGGTGTCCCCCTGGTCGTGGTCCATCGCCTCGGGGTCGATGTCCTGCATGTCCGGCGTGGACTGGACGTCCGGGGAGCCCATCTCCATCTCTTCCGGCATCTCCGGGTCCGGCATGTCGAAATCGAACCCTTCTTCGAAAAGGGATGGCTCGTCCTCTGCCGTAGTTATGGTGCCGTTCTGGTCGGCATATTTGCGTTTCTGAGCGGGCTGCTGGCCGCCTGAGCGGTTTACGTAGCTGTAGCCCCCGTACCCGGCGGCCCCGGTCAAGCCCGCTCCTATGACCGCGTCACTCATCTGACTGGCCCGCGCCTGATCGGAAAGCGGAACCCGAAACTCCGTGTCCGTGCCGCCTGTGGACTCGGCCCGAGAAAGGTCCACCGGGCTCACCTCCGACACCGCGTTGGCGTCGGTCGTATCCGCGACGCCGGGCATCTTGTCCGGCACCTCCAGCTCGTCGCCACCGGATTTGATGCCGGGCACAAGCTGGCGGCCCTCGTCGGTCGCGACCTCCCACATCTCCGGCCCGTCGCCGTTTCCGGCAAACATGACATTATCTCCGTTCATATCCGGGCCGTTGAGCTTCTCCGGGCGGGCCCGGACCGTCGGGTTCGGGACCCCATCCACCCCTTGCAAGAAGTTCTCAAACTTGCTCGGAGAGGGTGCGTCGGTCTTATTTGCGAACTGGACAAACGCGTCCGCTACCTTTTTTTTAGAAGCCTCCTTTCGCTGAGCGCTCGCCGCAGAAGACTCCTTGGAGAAAAGCCCAAAGAAGCGGTTGTCTTTTGCCTTCTGGGCCAGATCGTCAAACGACTGGTTTGTTTCGGAGACCTCGTCGGCCAGGTCTTCCATTCGGTCCATAAATTCGTCCGCCCTGGAGGCCCCTTCATCTACGTTTTGGCGCACGTTTCCGAGATCCTCCGCCGCGCTTTGCATATCGCGGAAGGCCTGGTCTGCCTCGTTCATGGTCCGCTTCGCCTGCTGGCCGAGGTCCCGGGCGCGCCCGGCAAGTTCCCGCCCGCCGCGAATGGCCGCCGGGCCTGCTGCCCCTACTGCCCCGCCAACAACGCCGGACCGAGCGAGCCGGTACGGGTCAATCCGCTCTTGCCGGCCGGAGCGGATTTCTCCCTTTTGCTTCGCGTAGTTGAGGCCAGTTCCAGCCGCCCCGCCTGCAACACTTCCACCAATTGCGGCCATTGGTACAGCGTGCTTGGCCATACGTGCCTCTTTTACGTCCTGGTCTGCTTCGGTACCGGAATGTACTGGCTTCTTATCGGTCTTCTCCCAGTCCCCCTCCCGGATTTTTTCTCGAACCGCGTCGGGGCGCTCGGTCCACGAGGCGTTATCGGTGGAAAGCTCGACCGTGTTGTCTCCGACCCCCTCAACGGTCACCATCTTGTCGTTCAGGTGCGAGTAATACTTTCTTCTCGCCAAAATCGGTGTAGTGGAGCTTTGCTTTTTAATAAAACTGCTCGGATTTACTTCCGGTGGCGCTGGCGCCATACTCCGACCAGCCTCCACCCCAGCAGCTCCGCCAATCATACCGCCAATTGCTGGTGCAAGCATTTTACTTCTAGTCAGGCCTGCCCCAGCCAACGCTCCTATTCCAAGCCCAATCGGCAAGCCACGACTCGCATACTGATCGGCCTTGTGCGCGCTAATTGCTTGTCGTTGCTGCGAGTCTGGAAGACTGGAAAGCGGATCACTACGGACTGCTGTCTCGGACACACCAGCATTTGTCTTGTTAGTCAACACCTTGTCGGGAGACGTGCCATAGGAGTTCTCAAATTTTTTCCTTGCGCTTTCTTCCGAGTTAGTAGCTGTATATTTTCGCTGAGCAACTGGATCACCAGCTGCATCTCTGGTGATATGAATGTTTTGACGCGAAAGATCAGCTGTTTTTTGTTGGCCTACAGGCGCCGTGCTACTTGTTTTCTCTTGCACGTTTCCAACCTTTTTGCCTCGGCGTACCGACGATACTTTTCGAAGCTTATTAGCCACCTCATCGATTCGGGCAAGCCCCTTGGTTTCGCCAATGCTATCGCCTATCATGCCGACATTTACGTCATGCGGCTTATAACTGGAAGGTGATGTCGCAACCCCTTCGGTATTTTTCGATGGGCTGGTTTCAAACTTCTCTGCTATTGAATCAGACATCTGGCTAAACGGCCCTTCGATCTGCCGAACTCCCTTCTGTTTAAACTGGACTCTTTCAGGTTGGGAGTATCCTTTATCAAAGAGGCCGTGGTAATTCTTATTCTTCCCCCCTTCTAAGGCGAGATCGAGTCGTTTCTCATCTGCCTTTTGGTACAGGTCCCGAGCTTTTCGCGCCGTTTCTTCAGGCGTGGCATCCTCAGAGAGGCTCGGGATCTGGCTTCGGAGATTATCCAATGCGAAGGAGCGCTCCTGAAGCCGATCGGCCCCACTCGCGCCTCTTGTTGCACCTTGCCCCTTTTCATTCAAAACGTCTTGTAGACTTTCGCTTACGTTCCGTAGGGATCGAGACCGAAACGCGTCCTCTGCCCGGGACGGGTTGCCCCGCAAGCGAGCTGACTCTTCAACGGAAGGGGTGTAGAACCGGTCTCTAACTCTTTTCGTAGAGTCCAATCCTAATGCGTTGTCGAATTCCCCCATGTCAGGCGCCCACTCCATAGCCGTATCAGCTTCACCGCCACTTTCCGCGATTGCAGCTCGGCGAAGGCGCTCCGCAACCTCTTCGCTAATAGCCGTTTTCGCAAACCCCGCTTTGTCTGTTTTACTGCTGGTTTTTTCTTGGCCGTTTCCAGAGCCAATGCCTTCATCAAATGGCCCTAATCCTTGCTGGTCGGCGGCATAGATCCCGCCAGCAGCAGCCAGCGGCGCAAGCATTCCTGCTCCATACGTGCCCATCGCTTTTCCAAGCCCCTTCCGCATTCCAGAAAGGTCAACGTCGGATCGGCTCAAGTTCTGGGCGTCCATTGCGTCTCGAATTTTCTTATCTCCAAGAACCGAAGCACCTGCCTCGTCGGCAAGAGTAGTTCCAGCCCCCAATCCGGCCATCCCCATCGACGCGTCTCGGTAATCCTTCGCTTTCTCCGGGTTCTTATTTCGGTGACGGAAGTATTGAATCATGCCCAATGGTGCCGCGGCCGTAGACAGGCCAGCCGCCGTTCGGGTCGGGGCATACGCGCCCCCGAGTGCCTTGTGAATATCGTGGTGCCCCATCTCGTGAGCCACTACCGAAGGCGATTCGCCAAGACCGGGCCCCATTCCCTTTTCGACATTAACCATTGCCTCCCCAGCCGGCGAATAGGCAGGCCCTACGTTTTTCATTTGCGTAGCTACCATATCTTCATACCCGTCTTTCAGCCCATCAGGCAAAAAATCCGGAAGCGCCTGCCTTGCGTTTATTGCTTCCGTATCGGGGTCAGAAAAGCTTAAGCTCTCTGGCCTATCTTCAACGACCTGTGACATTAGTTTCTGCCTGTCGGGCATCTTCTCGTCAGGAATATCATCTAGCCCTAAATCGCCATAATCACGAAAGTTTTTAAAATCTGATCTATCAATTGTAGATTCGTCAAACGAGTCACGAAACCGCTGACGTGTTCCCTGTTCCATGGAACCCTTCAAGCTGAGCCCCGCGATATTTCCGATTCCACCGCCAACTGCACTTGCGCCATAGGCCGCCCCAATGCCTTTAGCCGTGTTCTCTAGGCCACCCACTTCTTGATCCGCGTCAGCAGTTTTTTCGTCTACATAATCGTCGACACTTACCTCACTTTCCTGCACGTTGACGTTAGATGGGTCTGGAGTTATTTTCTTTCCGGCAACTCCGCCAAGCA